AGGTAATACAGAATGGTGGGTCTAATGCAAAAATAGGAGCAGTTAGAGAATTAAATAAAATAGATGAAAGTTTAGTAGAGATGTTACAAGGGTTAGGTTTAATTTATAAAGAACCAGAAAAATTACAAATAAAAGAAAAAATTGAGGAAGAATTAGAAAATAACCCAGAAAAAAGGGAAAAGATAAAAGAATTGCATAATTTAGAAAAAGAATTAGAAGATAACTAAATATATGTATTAAACAAATGTTTAGTTAAATTAAAGAATTATGTATTTTATAAGGTTTCTTCCATGTGTTATATAATACAAATGTTTAGTTTATAGTAATTATTACAATTCAATAAAAATAATATAAACAGATGTTTTAAAAGGAGGTGGTGTTTATGGCTATAACAAAAAGAAGTAGAAAATTATATTATGATACTTTAGCAAAAGTAGATTATGAGTTTTATGTAAAATATACAAATATACAGTATAAACATGGTCAACATACTAAATATATTTGTAATGTACTAAATGAAGTTATGCGGGATAAAAAACAAGGCAAAAGTAGAAAGTTAATAGTAACAATGCCACCTCAGCATTCAAAATCTTATACAATCACAGAAACATTTCCAAGTTATTATTTAGGACATAACCCTAATGATAATATTATAATAACTGGTTACTCAGATACATTTGCTCAGAAATTTGGTAAAAGGAATAAAGAGAAAATAATAAGATATGGACCCGATATATTCAAAGTTAAAATGAGTAATAAAGAAGCAGATAAGGAATGGGAAATAACAGGATTAAAGAAAGATAAAAAATTACAAGGAAGAGTATTGAGTTCTGGTATTGGTGGTCAAATAACTGGTGAGGGTGCAGATTTATTGATTATTGATGACCCAATAAAAAACAGACAGGAAGCTGAAAGTATTAAATACCGTCAAAGATTATGGGAAGAATGGGAAAGTACATTAAGTACTAGATTATCAGAAGATAGTGTAGTTATTGTAATAATGACAAGGTGGCATGAAGATGATTTAGCAGGTAGATTATTGAATAAACAAAATGAATTTAATTTTGAGGAGTTAAGATTACCAGCATTAGCAGAAGAAAATGACCCGATAGGGAGAGAAATTGGAGAACCATTATGGCCTGATAAATTCAGTAAAGAGTATTTAGTTAATAGAAAAGAAAGTTTGAGTTCAAAGGTATGGGCAAGTTTATATAATGCAAGTCCTTTTAGGGATGAAGGGCAGATGTTTAAATCAAGTGATTATAATTATTTCACAGAAACCAAGAATTCATATGTTTTATATAATGAAGAAAAAGAATTAAGAGTTAAGCAAAGTTTATGTTTTATATTTCAGACAATAGATACTAGTTTAAAAGATAAAAATGATAATGCTTTCACTGTTATGGCTACTTGGGCGTTAACACCTAATAATAACTTGTTATTATTAGATATATTTAGAGAAAGATTACAGGTACCAGATTTGTACCCAAATCTCATAAAACAAAGATTAAAATGGAATCCGCAAATGCAGTATGTAGAAGATAAAGCAAGTGGGACGGGGTTAATACAAAAATGTAAAAGAAAAGGAAAACCAGTAAGACCGATTCAAGCAGATAATAGTAAAGAGATAAGAGCAATTGATATAGCAACTATGTATGAAAATGGTATGGTATATCATAAAAAAGGGACTGCATGGGTAAAAGAATATGAAGATGAATTAAATAAGTTCCCAGATGGGGAATATGATGACCAAGTAGATACTGCCAGTTATGCAGGAATAATAGTAGAAAATAATATGTTAAAAAGAGGGGGAAGTAAAGGGTTTGCTACTTCAACCTAATATATATGTATTATGTAAAAAATTTAATTGCTTCTATATACCATGGTAAATACAAAATATTTTATAATTTATGGACAATATGTATTAATTAAGGAGGAGTTTTATTTATGAGTAAAGAAAATAATAAAAAGGCAAGTGAAAAAATCACAAACAAAAGAGAACCTTTTGCAATAGTTACAGGAGATGATAATATAGTAACTAATGATGTATATAAGCAGTATGCGATGAAAGATGCAGAAGGTGAAAGTACAAGTCCTACTAGACAATTATCTGAAAGGGATTTTGATACTTTATACAATGAAGAAGGAATAATAAGACCTTTATATGACCCAACAAATCTAACAAGTTTATTAGAAATAAATACTTATCATAATAGATGTACTAAAACAAAAAGTCAGGATATTGCTGGAACAGGATGGGCTTTAGAGCCAAAAGTAGATAACCCAAATGAAGGTCAAAAAGAGATAGTTAATGATATATTTGAGGATTTATTCCCACCATTATCAACTGAATTAGTAAAAGCAGAAATTGATTATCAAACCATTGGTTATTGTTATTTAGAATTAGTTAGAGAAGGCGATAGAGAAGGACCAAGACATGATACTATCTACAAATATATAAATCACGCACCAGGACATACTATAAGAATACATCAAAATAAAAAGAAGTTTGTACAGCAAAGAGGCGGGAAAACAGTTTGGTTTAAGCACCCTGATTTAGATAAAGATGTAAATAAAAATAATGGAAAAGAACATCCATTAGGTAGCTTATCAAATTCTAAAAGGGCTTCAGAAATGATAATGATGTTGAATTATACACCAAGAAGTAATTTTTATGGATTACCAAATATAATAGACGCATTAGGAGCAATACAAGGGAATTTGGCACAAAGACAGTATAATAATGATTTCTTTAGAAATCATGGAATACCAAATTATGCTGTATATGTTACTGGTGATTACGATTTAGAACAAGACGAAGAAGGAAATTACAAGGTAATAGAGTATATAAAAAGATATTTAAATGAAGTTAGAAATAAACCTCATTCTAGTATTGTATTTGGGATTCCAAGTTCAGGTGGACAGATGGGGGAAGATGTAGAAGTACATTTTGAGGAATTAAGTGTAAATGAAAAAGATGCGAGTTTTAGAATGTATAGAAAAGATAATAGAAATGAAATAATAATCAGTCATGGAGTACCCCCATATAGAATCGGAATAACAGAAGAAGGAAGTTTAGGTGGCAATACAGCAAAAGAAAGCAATACAATATATAAAGAAAGTGTAGTAAATCCTAGACAAGAAGAAATTGAGCAATATATAAATAGATTCATATTAAAAAAGAATTTAGAAATTGAAGATTGGAAATTTAAATTAAGACCTCTTGAGTTTGATAGTAAAGAAGAAGATAGAAAAGATTTAGAATTCCTATTTAATAATGGTGGTGCAAGTCCGAATGATTTAATAAAGAATTTAGGAGAAAGTTATGGAATAGAACCAATTGACCACCCTGCTATGAACGCCCATTATATTAATGGACAGCCGATTACAAATTTAGAAGATTTACCAATGGAAGCACTTATGCATAATGGAACAAGTCAAATGGATATAGAGCAATTATTTAGAACTATGAAAGATACCCTCTCAAAGGAGGGATAATATGAGAGCATACAAATTAATGAATAAGGTTCAAAGATGGGAGCAGTTATATTACAATCTCAAACAAGCAACAAGACAGCAGATACAAGCTGAAAGAAGATTAACAGGAGAATTAAGAGGATTATTTGGTGATGTATTTGAAGGGGTATTAGATGATTTTGAAGATTTAAGTAGAGCAGATGCAAGTAGAGCTGATAATATATTATTTGACCATTTTAATAGAATTGAAGATGATTATTATGAGATTCTATCAGAAGAAAGTAAAGAATCAGGACAAAGAGGGAAAAATAGAGTAATACATCATTTACAGGCAAGTGGAATGGGTATAGATTATGATGATTTAAGTGAAAATGTAGTAGGGTTATTAGAAGAACAAGCATTAGAAGCAGTAGAATATACAACAGGTAGAATGTCTGGTGATGTAATTGATGTAGTTAGTGAAGGTATAACAGAAGGATTAGGTATAGCTGATATAAGAGATAACTTAAAAGATAAATTTGAAAAAATGGAAGATTCTGAAGCAAGAAGAATAGCAAGAACAGAAGTTAATAATTATCAAAATTTAAGTGCAGTAGAAACTGAGAAAGAGTTTGGAGTAAAATATCATCAATGGATTACTGCAGATGATGAAAGAGTAAGAGGAACAGACCCTGATGATGAATATGACCATATAAAATTACATTTACAGATAGTTAAAGTAGATGATGAATTTGAAAATGGGTTAAAATTCCCCGGTGATAGAAGTGGGGATTTAGGAGAGTTTATAAATTGTAGATGTAGGGTTGTACCGTTTATTATGCCTGATAATAAACAGGCGCCAAGTCAACAATACTTTTTTGAAAATGATTTAATAGAAGTAACACAAGCAACCGAAAGGGATATTATAAAACCCGAAGAAATGGAAGAAGTTGAAGATTTAAGAAGATTCTTTGAAGAAGAGCATGACATTAATTTTGATATTGATACCGAAAAGGAAATAGGGATTAGTCCAGATGTAATGCAAGAACAAGCAGAGCAGTTAGACCAGTTATTAAATGAGTACCCAGAAGTGGAAAAACAAATTGATTATTTTGGTGATTTTTATAGTGTTGAAAAAGATAAGTGGCAAGATGACTATGAAAAAGAACGAGAAGATTTAATGAATAAATGGTTTGATGGTATGAGTATTGAAGAATATTATAGAGACCGAGGACTTGAAGGGGAGCAATTAGAACAAATAGTTGAAAGAAGGG